CATTGTTTATCCTATATCGGTAAGTACCTAAATTGTATTTCAGCACCCGATACTGGTGCTGTTGAAAATGTTAAAGTCGTTGATGAAATAGTGTAATCTGTAGTTGGAACTAACGTAACACCGTTCACTATTACTAATACATCAGCAACTGCTCTACCACTATTTATTGTAAAAGCAACTGTACTTCCATCGCCTGTTGCTGTACCAGCAGAATAACTTAAAGTTGTAGCGATGTTTGATTTTTGAATTTTTTTGATTTGACCGGCTGTTGTATCATAAATTAATAATATATCATCATTAGCAGCCTGTTCAGCCAATTCTGTTTGACCTGTAAATGAAGAATTAGCAAAATTGCCAGCAAAGGCAATTGATTCTGTTCTTGTAGGATTGATAACATAGATTTCATCGGCATTTTCAGGAGCCGTATTAAATGTAACTCGTCTTAATGAACCACTTCCATCAACACCAAGAGTGTATGATTTACTTGCGCCAGGTTCTTGTCTTACGTTGTTTACGACAACGATAATATCATTAGCAGAACCAGCGGCATATGTTAAATCAAATGCTGTAGTGGATCCATCGCCTGTAAACGTATCATACGTTGCGATAGCTCTACTTATATCACTTGGTTTTTTCCCAATGTAAGCCATTAAGTTTTATCTCTCCTTAAAATTTATTATACGTCTTCAAGTACCGATATAGTAGCGTCTAATGAGTTTGACGTACCACAAGATACTCGAATAACATCACCAGCTGAACCGTTATGTTGTAGAACAATTTTGTTTCCTGACATTACTTCTAATGAAGAACCAGCAGGGATACTTGCGTCCTTAACAATATAAGAATCAGTGCCATCATAGCCGTCTAAAAATATACTTGCTGTTACACCAGCAGTTCCTGTGTTTGCTAATGTAATTCCGATTACAATACTTTCTAAAGCAGTTGAACCAGCACCAGCAGGAATTGTATATAGAGCATCAGCAGAAGCACCTGTACTTGTGGTAGCGTTTGTGACGTTAAATCTTTTAAAATCGTTTGCCATTGTTATTCCTTTTAATATTTATACATCTATTTATATTATCCTAAAGCAACTGCTTGAGCAATAGCAAAAGGTTGTGTTGCCACAGATATACTGTTTACTTGTACATCTGTAGTAAAATTAGCGGTTCCAGAACCTGTCACGTTTACAACACTTGTAAGTGAACCAGCATTAATTGACATTGTTCCGTCAGTTAATGTTGTAGCCGATACACTTGTCAAACCTGAAATTGAACTTGCTAAACCGATAGTTAACGTATCAGTTGCTGTTACGGTTGCGGTAGTGTTAGAATCACTTGAAATTCTAAATACGTCACCTGAATTAATTGTTTGTTGAGTAGAACTATCATCAGCAATTTTAAATGCTGTTGTAACTGAAGCATTAACTTCATTGATAGCACCAACAATACTTGTCGCCGTAGTTGTTAAAGAGGCTGGATCACCAATATCTGTAGAAGAAAGACTATTAAAAGTCGTTCTAAATTCTTCTAACGTATTAGTTGTTAAGACTGTTCTAGCGGTCATTATTTTTTAACTACCTCTTTAATTAAATTCTTTATTTCTCTTAATTCTGCCTTTAAAATATTTATTTCTTTTACGGCGTTTCTTATTTCGTCACCTTGTTGTTCTCTGGCTCTTATTCTTTTCATATAAATTTGATATTCACTAATATTTGTGTTGACAATAGCATTTGATCTAGTATCTCTCACTAAATCTTCATAACCTTGTACTTTTAACTTTGTCATATTATACCGCCAGAGCAATACCTCTCATATCTCTTATTCTTGGTGGATATGATGAGTTGGTTCCTTTCATTACAATTTTAATTTGAAATGCTGTAAAGTCGTGTATACCTGTATCACTATATTTGTATTCTTTAAATGTTGTATCATCTTCAGCAGGTGTAACAGTTGTATCTTCACTGCCGTCACCATTAAACGCTGTCCAATTTAAATCATTAATATCTCTAACTTCTTCAGAACTTGTAACACGATAATAAACTTCTACAGTAGAACTTGATCTTACATTTGAAGTTAACCTTATTTCTAATGCTGTTGAAGCATTTTCTAAAACAATTGGTCTTGTAATATATTTTGTACTACAAGATGTTCCTGTGTTTTGGTCACAAGCAACAAAGTCTGGTGTATTACCAACAGTTGGTTGATTTAATCTATTTTGTATTGTAAAGGCACTAATTCTTTGTGTATCTAATACAGGAGAAAGTTTTGTATTTGTTGTTGTCATACTTAAAATTACAAATAAAGACTTTTGTCCTGACATCTCATTGGTTTCATTAATTTGACTTGCCACCATTTGTGGAGATGTAAAGTAAATATTGTCATTAGCAACAACAGACACAGCGTTTGAAGCACTTGTTAAACTAAATTCTGATTCTGAACCGTGTATTGATTTACCAGTTGTTGGTCGAATTGTATATGAAATGTTTGTACCTGGAACTTCCATTGTTTGTAAACTTAAATTTAATACATCATATAATCTATTTTGTGTTGCGGTAACAGTAGCCCCACCAACATCACCTGTAGATGTAGCCGTTCCTGTAGTTGTAATATCATAACTATCTAAAGTAACATTTGAAATACTTGTATATGTGCCGTTAATATCAGCAGCATCAATACCGTTATATGTACCTGAAGCAACACCAGCAATTGTGACATTGTTTGATGTGCCGTGTAATCCGTGATTTGGATGAAATACTCTAATTACACCTGAACTATTTGTTGTTCTTAGTGGATTATTTTTTAGTGTACGACTTGGTAAAGCATCATTGGTTAAAGTTACTGTACCTGTAACGTTACTAAATTCAGCTCTTTTAATTGTAAACTTAATATCTTCATTTTGTTCAGCAGTCCAAGTAGAACCGTTTTGTGATTTAAATAAAACACCAGCATATGGTTGTTGTGAGATTGTTCTATCAGAACCTAAAACTGTTTCACCTAATCGACCTACATAAGCAGTGTAGTTATTTGTGTTCGCAAGCACAACAAAACAATATTCAGTATTTTCTTGTAAGTAAACAGGACTATCAAAAGTAAATGTGGTTGCTGTTGAAGCATCATCACTTACATTTACTGAACTTGGATTTAAAGTTTTTTCTGAAAAAGGTAAAATTGTTTTTCCTGGATAACCGTTTACAACTTCTCTAATTTGTACAGTTACAGGAATGTTATCATCTTTTGAACCAAAGAATAAATCAATAGACGTTAAGAATACACCACCTTCGTCATCAATTAAGAAAGTTTGTGCTAATGGATCAACCCAACCAACTGTTCTTGTTGATTCTCTAGTGGCTGTTCTTGTAACGGTTCTATTTTCAGTTGTTGATTCTCTAACAAGTCTTGGTTCTCTTGTTGAAATAATTGTTTCTTGTACAGTTTCTAAAATACCTCGAGCAACATAATCTGCCTCTGCTGAAGTTTCTACGTCTGTTGTTCTACTATCAGTAGCAGAACTAGTTAATCTGAATACTCTTTCACCTGTTCTCCATCTCGGATTTGAATCAACTGTAGGATCAGGTATAGCAAATGTACCTGTAACGGCACCACTTGCGTCTGTTACTAAATTTCCACCTAATGAACCACCGTCTGGTGTAACATAGGAAGTAATATTAATGTTATCAAAGAATGGATAAACTCTTGTATTTGGTTTCATTCTTGTAGCATTAAATGTAATTGTTCGACTTCTAATAAATGGAACAAAAGCTACGTTAACAACTCTATCACCTATTGAATTTCTTACAACTTGTGGTACTAATCTTTGTCTAACACCTGTTCTTGTTTGTGATACGGTTTGAGCAGTTTCAATTTCTGTTCTTCTAAAAACTCTACGACCAGAACGAATATTACCAGATACATCTCTACTTGCGACATCTCTTACAGCGCCACCCCAAAAATCTTGCCAGTCATTCCATATTGTTCCAATTTCTATACCATTAAGTGCCTCATTACCTAAACCAGAAACGAGTGTATCAAAACCACCAACGTTATTAATAACTAACTCTGGCGATCTTTCTGTTTCTTTCCATTCGTCTGTAGGCGGTGTTAAATCAACATTACCTGTCCAAGTAAAGACATCAAATGGATTGACGTTTAAAGATTTACTAGCAAATGGTTGTTCTATTAAATTTGTTTCTGTATAAGGTAAAGTAATTAAGTCACCTGTTTTTTGATAATTAGCAGCTGTTCTATCAGCAGCTACAATAGCAGTACCATCATCATCTCTTTCAATTAATTGTACAGCATCTTCATTAAAAGTTGGTCTTACTTCACCAGCAGCCATATCAATAGATACAGCATAATCAATATTACCTACATCACCAATATTGTGACCTGTAAAGTTATCAACAATAATACCGTTTTTAAATCTGTCAAAACCATCAGCATCTTGTATTTGTAAATTTTGTGCTTGTGTTTCTAATAAAGATAATTGAGTATAATATTCTAAACTTTCAATACGACTTTCAAGTTTACCAATATCTCTCATTGTGTATCTTCTATTATCAACTTTTTTAATTGTAATATCTTCCGTTGATAATGTGTAAGCAGGAATTTCTAATGTAACTAAGTGTATCGCACCATCTAAGTTTTTAGGAACTTGTGGTATTAATGCTGAAGCACCTTCAACTACTTTAAAGTTACCTTCTTTATCTAAAAAGACTTTAGCAATTTTTGGTAAATAGTATTCAAAATCAGATGTAATATCAGAACCAAATTTTACAATATCGACTGTTGAAGCACCTGTGCCATCATAACTTCTATCTTGCCCGCCTGAATTAATTGTTGAAGCATCATCAACTCTAGGTCTAAAGTCTAATACATCTCTTAATTCATATGTTTTACCTGTTGTATCAGATGTGTAATTTGGAATATTTTCATAATCAATTACACCTGAATAAGAATCTACATCAAAGTAATCACCAGAACCGTGTGAGAAGAAATCAAAATCAACAAGTAAACGACCTGTTGGTGTTAATTCACCTGGTTTTAATACTAGTCGGCCAATATCGTAATAGTTATCTCTTTGACCTGTATCTAAAGTAAATCTACTTGTAATATCAGTATCACTAACGGTTGCGTTTGTACTAAAGTCAGCAGCCATATAAACAGCATTGATTTGATAAACGTCAGCTTTACCTAAACCAATTAAACCTGATTCAATTTCTGTTTGACCTGTTTTTTGTACAGTTGAATTTGAGTTAAGTGTTTTTGTTTTTGAACCAGCAACACTTCGACTTACAGTAGCAAGTATTTTAACTTTATGACCTTGATAATCAGCACCAAAATCTAATGTTAAAGTTTTACCTGATGGAGAACCACCTAATACAAAGATAGGATCACCTTCGTGGTTGTTACCTGATAAACTTAGAACATCTCCAACAGCACCTGAAGTACCAGCACCTGTTGTCATAATTGAAACTGAAAAATCTCTCTCTGCTAAACCTGTAAAGACTTCATTTGTACCAGCAGTAATTGTTACATCACCGTTTGATGATAACGTTCCTGTAAAGTGTCTTCTTACATCAAAACTTGTATCTGTAATACCTGAATTAGCAGTTGTCTTTAATGTTTTAATTGTAGAATATGGTAATTCAAAAATAGAAATGTTTTTATTTGAATCTTGTAATTTTGCTCTTCTTCTTGTCGCAATTGTTTTTGTAGAAGCAGCGGCAGTTACAGTTGATAGAGTTAAACTTGTATCTGATATAATAGCTTCTACTAATTTAGTTTCTGTTGTACCACTATCATTTGTAAATGAAATTGAATCACCTACTTTTAATTCTGTATTAAATTTTGTATTAATACCAGTAACACTAGCAGAACTAGAACCTATATCTAAATTTCCTGATATAACAACATTATCGCCGTTTGTAGTATCTAATGATGTGTCAGCAGTATAAGTTGGCGAACCTGCCATACCCACTTGTTTAACACTTGGAAAATCATATTCCGTAACACCTTTAAAACCTACAGCATCACTTTGTATATTAGCAGTATTACTTGAAGTACCACCTGTAATTGTTTCACCGGCACTAAAGTTACCTTGTACACTTGATACAATTACAACACCGTGCCTAACAACACCACCTGAAGTATAAGCAGTTACGTTTGTTGCCGTTGTACCATCTGAATTATATAATTCAAAAGTATTTGTCGCAGGATTTCTAACTGTAAATATTGTGTTATCTGTAATGGCAGATGAGTCAACTGTAAACCCAGCATTTAATACTGTTATTTGTTGACCTTCTTTAAAATTATGACCTGTAGCAGTTACAACACTGACTTGACCAGGATTATCTGTATTTGTAATTCCTGAAATAGCAACTGATTCAGTTGTAGAAATTGATTCAACAATACCTGTAGCACCTGAAGTGCCGCCAGTTACAACTTCACCTGTTGTAAATGATTGATCTGTAACAATATTAAGATGATGAAACATATTAATATCAAACAAATAGTGTTTGTAAATTGCTGAAGTTAATGAACCACTAGCAAAAATATTTGATGAAGCCGTACCAGATGAGTATTCAAAACCTTTTGATTTAGCACGACCTATTGTTTGTATTGATGAATTAGAACCTGTATTTTCTGTTCCACGTGAACTTGTTGATGTGTTATATAAGTTAACTCTTTTAAATGCCTCTACATCACCTGAAACAAATCCAATATCTGGAGAACCATAAACGTTTGTAACATTGACAAAGTTACCTACATCAAATCTTGTATCAAAGTTTTGTTGTGTATCAAAATCTCTGGCTTTATCAATATCAACAAAAGTTGTACCGATAGTTTCTACTTCATATCCACGTACATAAGCTTTACCTGGACCAAAACCAGCAGCAAGTTTACTTTCTAAACCGCCATTACCTGAAGTGTAAATACCTCTATTATTGCCATCAATTAAATGTTCTCTTAAATCTAAATCAAAATCCCTTACAACATAATCACCAGACTCATCATATGTTCTTCTAGCAAAAGTATCTTCTAAAACAGCATATTCGGTTGTTCTAACTTGATTTTGTAAAACACCATTTGATAGTCTTAATAATTCTACAAAGTTTGAATCTTCAGTTGATGTTAATGTTCTTTTAGCTAATGTTAAATCTATTTTAAATCTATGAGCACCTGGAGCATTTACGTTTGAAGAACCAGCAGCATTATCATTTAAACTTGCGTCATCATTTGGAGTTACAAATGATTCAGTAATTGTTAAACCAACACGATAACTAGGTGTGTTTGTGTATTTGTCTAAAATTAAAACTTGATTAGAAACTTGTACTTGAAATCCATTAATGTAATAAACACCTTCTTGTACTTCAGCAGCAGAACCTGTTGCCGTTGTATCAACTGTTGCCGTAGCAGCAGCATCATTGATTGTACAATTTAAAGTTTCGCCATCAGCAAAAACTAAATCAGTATTATTTGTACCTGTTTTTGTGTACTTAACAAAGAGTGTATCAGGATCAGTACCATCAGTCGCAACCGCATTTACACAAGTCGCAACAACACCTGAAGTTACACCTGTTAAAGTTACACCAATGTAAGATGAAATTGTTGAAACAGACTTAGCAGAAAGTTTTACAGCATAGTAATTTAAATCATACCCGATTTCACCAGGTATAATCATAGCACCTTTTTCAAATAGATGGTCAGAAACTCGTTCTATTTGATTTTGTAATATTGTTTGTGACTGTGTTAATTCTCTCGCCTGTACAGCAAATGACGGTCTAAAAAGAACTCGGTGGAACTTCTTTGACTCTGTATAGTCATCATAATAAGGCGAAAGATTAAAGTCTGTTGGACTTGGCATTTATCTTTCCTTTAAAACTCAATTATTAATTTAACATTTTCTGTTTGATCTGAGGCTCTTGTAATAGGTGCTCTGTTTTCAACATAGATCACATCACCTGTATCAGAATCAATTTCAGAACCAGCATAACCACTTGTAAATGAAACATTATCTACAGTAGTTGATGAACTTGATGGTGTAGCAGTAACACTTGAACTTTGACCTGTAATTGTATTTGTACCTGAAAAAGCAGTTAAATCACCGTTACTATCAGCACCTTCGTCATTAAATCTTGTTTGTACATAGTATAAAATATTATTTGAACTATCCCATTCTACAACTTTACCAACGGCACCTGTTGTTGCCTGATTGATTTCTTCATCAACTGTAAAGTTACCTGATGGAGAAGTTACAAGAACAGCTTTTGTTCCTCTTAAAGTTGTTGCTGTAGCAGCAGAACCTGAAGCATCAGGATCTCTTAATAATGCCACACGTCTAAAATCGTTAGCCGTTGTAAAGTCACCAGAGTTTGATGTTTCACCAGCTTCAAAGTTTGTGTTTAACATTATGTAATAACCACCTAATTCTTTGACAGCATTAAAACCGTGACCGCCTTTTGGCTCAATAATACAATCTAATTCTACACCTGTACCAGTACCGTTTGAGTTTGTACCAGAGTTAATATCACTAGCAGTAATATAAGCATAAGTGTAACCTGAACCAACGTTTGTTACAGTTACGTCTGAAATAGCATCACCGGTTAATGTAACGGTAACTATTCCAGAAGAACCATCACCTCTTATTGGTATATTAGTAATTGTAGAACCTGTAGATGAAAAACTTGAACCACCTGATTTGATAGTGACAATGTTAATCGCACCGTCTGTAGCAGCTGAAGATACTGTAGCATCTGTTGACACTGCCATAAAATCTGTTGATAAGAAATTTGTTTGTTGAGCAGCAGATAGAGTGTACATATATTTCCACTTGTAACCATCTCCTGTTGTTAAAATAGAAGTTGAAGTACCAGTTGGCTCTACTGTTGAACTAGCACCTGAATTGTTATCTAAACATTTGTAAACATTAAAAGCACTTGATACAACATAAAAAGTAGAATCCCATAAAGTAGAAGCACCACTTGTTGATGTTTGAGCCGTTGTTGTACCTGTAATTCTGTTACCATAATCGTGTCTATACATATCATAGACGGTACCTGTTGTCCAGTTTCTTCTTGGTATCACATAAGATACGTCTGAACTTGTAACTCTTTTAGCAGCCAACAAGTCATCAAAGTAATAAAACTCATCTTTAACTGAATCAACTGGTGTAAGAGGAGAAGTATCAGAACCTTCGTTTTCAGTACGACCATCACCTCTAGTTGAAGTAGTAAACGCCTGTGGTCTACCAATTCCTAGATAATACACATTTGGTGTAGCTTCAGAAAATGATTCTGAAAACTGTTCAGCATTGTGTATTCTAAATTTATTTGTTATAATTGCTGGCATAATTCTATATTCCTCTTACTATTTATACTCATTATTGATACTTATATCTTATGATTACAATTCCTTTTCCGCCAGCACCAGCTTGTCCAATATTACCACCTGGCGCCAAACTTCCACCAGCACCTCCACCACCACCTGTATTAGCAGCAGCATTACAACCACTTGCTTGAGCAAGAGGTCTAGGTCTGGATCCATAGGCTCCTGGTCCTCCGCCACCTGATCCTCCTTGTACATCAGGTGCTGATCCTCCACATCTATTTGATCCTCCTCCACCTCCAGCATAAGCTGTTGATGTACCTGAAATTGAAGTTGTCGCACCAGCACCACCTGCGTGACTTGTTGAACCTGGTACACCTGTTCCTGTTGCTCCACCTCCACCACCACCAGCATCACTAGGGGCAGGTCCTGTACTAGGTTGTGAAGCAGCACCATTATTTCCTTGAGGCGGACTTACGGGAGGTGTGTTTCCCGATCCACCTGTACCGCCATTATGAGCTCCACCTCCACCAGAACCACCAGGACTACTTGAAGCACCTGGACCTGTAAAACCAAGAGCTCCTCCACCACCTGTAGAAGTTATTGTTGAAAAACTTGAAGGTGAGCCACTACAACCGTTTGTAGGACTAGCGCTAGGTGATTCTCCAGCAGCACCTGCTCCTCCTCCTCCAACCGTAACCGGATAGGTTGTAGCACTTACTGTAATACCTGTAGGTGTTGCTAATGGACTTGCTGAATAACAACCTGAAACCGGAGTTGAATGTGATTCTCTAAAACCTCCTGCTCCTCCACCACCTCCTGAACAACCATTTCCTCCAGCACCTCCACCAGCAACAACTAGATAATCTACTTGTGTTGAACCTGCTGGATTACCACCACAAGAAACAACAAAACAACCATCGCCTGTAAAGGTATGAATTTTATAATCACCTGAAGTTGTTACTGTACCACCTGTAGCAGAAATATAAGCCACACCATAAATTTCTGAAGCGTCATCAAAAATTGCTCTCCAACCTTGTGTTGCGTCTATATAAACAAATCTTACATTTAATCTATTGGTAGAAAGTGTACCATCAGCAGCAGCACCATCAATATTACTTCCGTTTCTTCCAACGGTTACATTGTTTGTTCCAAAAGTACCAGCGTAGTCAACGATATGTACTTCATCACCTTGTGTTGGTGAACTTGGTAATGTTACTGTGTGAGCGGCACTTGTTGTGTCAATAAAGTAACCTTCTCCAGCACTTGCTGTTGTTCCTGTTGAACCGTCAGCTACGACAACTGATTGCCAGTCTGTACCAGCAACAATATTACCACTTGCGCCAAGAGCAATTGTAGTACCGTTAATTGTAATTCCTGTATTAGCTAATCTATCGTTAGCAATTGTGCCTGGTGCTATTTGAGTTGTAGTAATTGTGCCAGGAGTAATATTGGAAGCAGATATTGTACCTGGAGCAATTTTGTCACTTGTAACCGCACCTGGCGTAATATTTGATTCTTTAATTCTATTTGACATCTATTAAAACTCCTTTATTGTAATAGCATCGGCAGCAACAGGTGCCGTTCCGAAAGTTAGCGTTGTTCCTGATACTGTATAATCAGTTGTTGGTCTTTGTAAAACACCGTTCAAAAATACCATCACACTATCTACATCATTATTTATATTAGTTAATGTAAAGGCTTGTGTTGAGCCATCGCCTGTAGCGTTAGTTGTTGTTGGCTTTAATGCCAATGTTCCTGCGACAGCAGGCACTACAACAGTAACATTACCTCCACCATAATTTGCGTGAGGTGAGGCTTGAATTTGTGTATAGTGTGCGTTTCCTACTTGACAATATAATTTAATTTGTGATTCAGAACCATCATTTTTTAAGTCAATAATACCAGATTGTAAAGTAATTCTATCATTACCACCGATTTTAATATCTATTTGATCGTCTGTATCAGCAGTGATAGACGTATCGGCATCAGCATCTAAAATTAATTCTGTGCCGTTTAAATCAATACCATTAAATACGGCATTACTATCAAAGTCAATTGTTAATGTATCACCTGATAGAGATGTTGAAATACCTGTACCACCGGTAATCTTTAATGATTCGCCTACGTTGATTGAAGAAGATGTAGATGATTCATCAACAATTGAAAATATTGTACCTGTAATTGTATTACTAGCAATAGCAATTGTTTTATTTGTAAGAGTGTCGTTTGTATCTCTAGCAACGACTGTATCAGTGGCATTTGGAAATGTTAAACTATAAAGAGTTGTACCATCTCCTAATTTTGTATATAATTCATTAAAGTTATCGTTTGTTATATCACCACCAGCACGTATTGTACTACCTGTACCGTCGTCTGCTATTGAACCGATATTAATTGTCTGTTTTGCCATTGATTCTCTCTAAACTTTCTAATATTTATACATTATCTATTAAAATGTTTTGTCAAAAGTAAATGCTGTTGTGTCAAAAGTTGTACCTGTTCTATCAAAAGTAAATCCAGGTAATGTTGCTCTAATTTCTGTCGGCCAAGTAATATACGTCTTTAAATTATCATTATTGTAATCATCTATTTGTACACCTGTGCCGTTTAATGAATTGTTTAATCCGATAATAGTATGATCTGCCCAATTGACCATTTTTAATGGTGTAATCATAGTTGTTGAACCAGGACCTGATGCCGTAAAAGCAGTTGTTCTAGCATTAGTATGAGTGCCACTAAACATATTATTTGTTCCAAATGGATTATCGTATATATCTAAAGTCTTCATACGTGGTCCAGCATAAGCGTGACCAAATTTGTATTCTGTTCCTCGAACTGTTTGTTTGACAATACTTGGGAAAGATATTTTCATCTTTCTTGTTAATGTTACATCTCTTGTATTTGATGTAAATAAATCTGGTGTTGATGTAGCATCAAAGTCAGGATTAACTCCGATTTCAGGAGTAGCACGTAGTGTTGTGCCATCATCTTCAGTACCCAATCGTCTTCCAAAGATTGTAGAGAATAGTGTATTGATAATTCCAAAGATTGGACTTTCATCAATGCCTGATATGATACCTTCAACTGGTGAAGTTATTTGAGCACTGACTTGTGTTTCTAAGTTAACTTGACCTGTAAAGTAGAAACCAGCAGTGTGTAATGTTTTTTTAAATGAATCTCTCCAGTCATTAATGGTACGACCAACTTTAATCACATAAGAGAAATCTTGGTAGTATAAACTATCTTGTATTCTCATTGTATTTTCTGAAACGTGACCGTCTTCATTAATGTAAGTACCTGCCGTATCAGCAGTAGCATTGACATTTACCGTAGCCGTAGCTTGATCGACTTTTTTAATTGTAGCCGTTGCCCCACCGTCACCTGTAATAACTGTTTCTTCAGCAAATGTTCCTGAAGTATCTGAACATTTTAAAATACCTGTTGATGAAGAATAAGAAACAACAGTTGCTGTTACAACAGTTGAACTTGAATCTAATCCTGTTACTGTTTCTCCTATAACAAAATCACCAGACTTATCAGCAATTAAAAGATAAGTTGGTAATGTTAAAGTAGGTGGTGTTGGCGATTGTTGATATTCAGCACCTGATTCAACAATCTTTAATGATTGAACTCTTCCTATTTCAGAACCATAAGCAAAGACTGAAGCACCTGAACCGTTTGTATCATCAACGGCAACACTTGGTAAAGTTATATAGTTTGAACCACTTGTAATAATTCTAATATCGGTAATATCACCTGAACCTGTTCCACTTTCTTGTACAACTTTGTTTCCTGTGTAAATATCACCTCGTACAGTTTCATCTTCTAAAACAATATGGTCGTCAACTGAAGACGTAGATTCTTCTTGTGTAAATCCACCGTTAACAACAGCAACTTTAGCAGAGGCATTACCACCACCAGTGTTTGTATTTGTAAATACTAAGTCATCTCCGATTTCATAACCAGAGCCACCATCATCAATAATAAATTCTGTAATACCACCACGACCTACACCGTCAACTTGAATAATCGAACCTGTACCGCCACCTGTAATAGAGATACTATCGGTTGTTGAATAGTTTGAACCGTCATTTGATATTGTTGTAATTGAAGGAATACCTGTAACAGTTGACTTAATAAAAATATCGTCATCATCTGTTGCCGTACCTCTTATAATTTCGTCTGTTTGAAAAGTGCCTGTAACTGTATCATCATTAATAATAAATTCTACAACTTGATATGGTCCTATTTGAAACTTAAATACGTTTTCTACAATTGCTGTGGCACTTGAAGTTTCGCCAGTAATTGTTCTACCAATTAAGTCAGCAGGATCTCCTGATAATAATTGAGCAGACGTTTGTATTGTTCTTAAAATTTTATTTGTTGTCCATTTACCGTCAGATACACGTAACATTTGTTCTCTTGGATAAATTGTTTCTGATTGTAAACCAAATAACAATCTAAAAAATACTTCGTGTGCTCTTGCCGTACCTTTAGCACGATAAAGTGATTTTACATTTTTGATTAATGTTCTTTTATTGACACCTGAATTTAATGTTTCAGGTAACGTATTTAAAAATTCGTTTCTAAATTTTGTTAAGAAGTTAGAGATAACTTTATCTGGATCTCTAAAGTTTAATAAGTCTTGTATATTGTTTACAGGATTAGGACGATAATTATTAATGACAGCAGAAGCATTTGATGAGGCACCTAAAACAGTTTCACCTTCGATAAATTTATCTTGTGCTGAAATAAACAAACGACCATTATCTAAATCTTCGCCAAGAACAGTTGCCGTAGCATTTGATGTTTGTCCTGTGATTGTTTCGCCTCTAGTAAATTTACCAAAAGCAGAACTTTCTAAAATAATTTTATCGCCAGTATCTAATTGTGTTCTATCACTGTCAATACGTGAGCCATCTAATAATAAAGCATTTGTTTGAGCAGTTTCAGTTTCTAATTGAATACCGTCTGTTGTCTGTACCGAAGTTACAACTAACTCGGCAGATTCCATAAACGTATAATACGTTTTGATGAACTCTAAAAATTTAGGATGTTGCTCTAATACAAAGTCAGGAGCCTGACTATTGATAAGATTGGAAATTTTATCAGTAAATTTTGCCATATCTTATTATGTGCTGTAACTAGATGATGATGTGTAACCTACCCCAGCGTCAGCTGAACCTCCGACAAACGTATCTGCCTCTACAGTGATTATTGAATTGGCAGTATCTATTTCTAATATTTGATCTCTTACAGGAATAATATCATTTGAATTTGGTTGTACAGTTAATTCAATAACAGTTGAAGCAGCACCTCTAATATTTTCCACTGAAGCAACATTTAAAGAATTGATTGTAATTTGTCCTGTGTTATAATCTATTGTACCTTGTGTATTGTTAGCATATACTCGTGTAGCACCTGATAAACTATAACGTCTTATATTACCTTGTCCATCGTCATCTAAGAAAAATATTGTTGACGTGTCACCTTCTATTTTAAAACCTGTTGAACTTAAAATACCACCTTCAGCAGATCGGTGTCCTGTGTGAGGATTATATAAACCATTTCTAAAATAAACATCATATCTTGTTGATGAATTTAAAGTTGGTGTAAAAGATTTTCGTATTCTTAATGTTGTAATGTTTGAGATAATACTTGTATCTGTACCATCTATCAAACCTGTTACTTTTGAATATCTAAATACACCATCAAATTGTTGTAGTGTATCTGAATTATAATTTGTTAATGTTGTAAGAACATTTGATTTTAAAGTATCAGCAGTTTTTGTTGTTAACTTTTCATCATATTTAACTGTAGATGTTAAGAGAATAGATGTAGTTTCTGGATCAATAATTTCAGGTCTAACTGAAGCAACATTAAATTTTTGTAGTTGAGTAACTATACTTTCTTTTGTTGCCGTTGTTAATGTAGAACCTGAAGCCGCCTTAATAGCAATTCTAACCACACCATACCGTGGTGTTTCATCATCTTCTCCACCCCAAGCACTTACTGATTGAGCATTTGGATAAATCTCTTGTATAAGTGTTTCATAATCACTTGTTGTAACGGCTCTATCTTGCCTTGAATATTGTAATGGTGCGTTATATCGTATTGATTCTTTTGTTTGAGGTTCAGCACCACCTTGAGCATTTGAAACTGTTGTAATTGTAACATTTGAAAATCCATCTATGTTACCTGAAAGTGTAAAAGTAGAAGCACTATTAGCATCTGTTTTGTTTGTAACCACATATTCTAGTATTACAATATTACCGTCTGATAGTGATTGACCTAAAATGTTATCACCAAAATTAATTTCAAATTTACCATCTTCAGTTTCTTGTAAAAAATAAACTTTTGATGTAGAAGTTAATCCTGTTAAACCGGTAGCTTTTGTATAAGATGTTGTTGTAGTGTCACTGGTTGAATTTTGTATTTGTACTTTTAAAGTAGAAATATCAGCACGATTGTTTGGTATTATAAATCTTTGGTCAGGATCGGATGTATTGACTGTATATCTAAAAGTTGTTAAAGTACCTTCGTAAATAGGTATACTTGAAAATCTATAAACACCAGAACTCGGTGTAATTGTGTGTGAGGCATTAGTTACAAATTGATATGAAGTATCATTTATTGTAGATGTAAAAACAGTTCCTTTTGCCATTGTAATAGATGTGCCTGAAGCGTTATTGACTAAAACATCTATAGTTGCTGTTGGAGCTTTTGCTGATGTCGGTGTATAACCTAACATCTTTGCTAATGACACAATATTTTTTCGTAGGTCAGCACTGTCAAGGTACATTTCATTTGCTAACATATTAGCATTAAATGATAGATAGTGTGTGTTATAAGCAAGTAAATCTAAAAGAACAGATAAACCTGATCCTTCAAAATTATAATCTGAAAATTCTGCTTGTGATTGTAAAAACTTTTTTAAGTTA